AGTCGCTCAATGAGGCTTTCCGGCTTTTTCCAAGGATGCTCGTCGTTGCTGAAAAGCCGGTCAGTAAACAGGCCCGTCCGGTTGCTCCAGTGCAACGACCCGTGAAACTCCAGACCGTAGCAGGCGATGACCTCAACAAACCGGCTGTATTTCTTCGCGGTGTTCTTTGTGGATTCCGGCTTGACCCAGTGAAGCACCTGATCCGGCTTGAGCGTGAGCGAGCATAGTTCTTCCGGCCACATGAAGATCGCAGCCGGAAGTCCGATGTCGCTTGCCATCTTCGCCAGCGCGTCTGCATCCCCATTTCCGTACACGGGGTCCGCGACCATTAGGCTCGCATCTTGTGGCGGCGGATTGTCCTGCCACCTACCGCGAATGAATACATTGCTAACCACGCGATGCAGCGGACCCGCGAGAGCGTCGGTTGATTTATTCATGGTTATATGTCGCGGGCCGCTGATCGCTGGCGTTCTGTGGCTACTTGCTCGCGTTTGGCGGTGTCGCATACGGGCAATCGACCTTCTGAAATGCCAGAGCGTTCGGGAAGTAAATAAACCGCTGCGTCTCGGTGGCCCAAGGGTGCCGAAACCTGAACACGGTGTCGGCAACGGAGAACCACAAGGCCACCACAAACAACGCAGCGACGACATACGGATTCAACCGACGATCATTCATCTATCAACCTCGCCTTTCTACGCGCCACAGAACCAAGCGATGCTGCGGACGAGCCGCAGATCGCTGGCGTTCTCACTTGTCATTCATCGCGACCGAGTACCGCGCGAGCTTCTCGGCCTTCAACCACTCGAAGTAGACGACGAAAACGATGTTCGCCGTGATGCCGTGCCGATCAAGTAGCACCTTCCGCAAAAGGTCGAGCTTGCACGCCCCGGCATGGGTGAACTTGTCCGGGAACGAGCACCGGAGGATCGTCGTCGGCGGCTCGGCCTCGGCGAACTGGTCGAGGAAGATCTGGGCCGGCGCGTCCTTCCACTTGCCGACCTCGTACACGGCATGGCACGCGTCCTGGAGCTGCTCGGCGGTCATGTCGGCGATCATCAGACGGCCCCCTTCAGTTGGGCGAGCACGGTCGCCCGCGCCCGCTCGATCTCGTCCTGGTCGTGGTCGTCGCGTGCCGCCCGGACCGCCGCGGTGTCCGGCGTGCCGGCCGCCTTCCGGGCCTTCGCCGCCAGGTACTCCTCGCGGCGGCGGGCCGCCTCGGGGTCGGCCGCGGCCCGGCTCCACTCGGCCGCAGCGGTCGCGGCCGGCTTGCGGTCGTCCGGGCCCGGCCGGGGGCCGTGAGCCTGGGCGGTGACGCGGCGCGGGTCGTCGAACTCCTGCTCGAGGAGCCGGGCCGTGAACCGCCGGCCGGCCTTCAGCCCGGAGAACTGGGCCAGGGTCACCGGGCTCGTGAAGAACTGGCAGGCCGGGAGCCGCTCGATCGCCTCCAGGGCCTCGCGGAGCCAGCCAGGCTCGGCGAGCCGGTCGGCCGTCGCCGCAGGCAGGGCGTCGTTCCCGTAGGCCTTCACGCGGGCCGGCTGGGCCCGTGCCGCGGCGTTCCATGCCGCCCGCAGGGTCTCCCCGTCCCGAATCACGTCCGGGGGTGGAGGAGGGGGGGAAGATGTCCTCTCCTCTCCTCTGGTGCGCTTTTGCTGCGCTGGAGCGCACTCGGCCCGTGCGCTTTTGGTGCGCTTCGGCGCACTCTCAGCGCACGCCTGCCGTGCCCGGCCTGCCCTCTCGAGGTGCAGGGCTCGGGCTTTGGCAGACTGGGAAAACCTGCGACCCCACCCGGGAATTTCGGCCGTCCCGGCCTCGGCGAACCGGATCCAGCCGACGGTCTCGACCGCCTTCCAGAATCGCTCGTCGCCGCCGCACGTCCGGCCTAGCCTCGCGGGCGTGGTCCGGACCGTGCCGTCCTCACTGTTCAGGCTCGCCCACCCCCAGAGCTTCCAGAGGCGGTAGCAGACGACCTCGACCGGCTCTCCGGTGATGTCGATCAGCTCCTGGACCTCGGGCTTCTGGTCGAGGGCGATGTCGATAGGGAGCCATTCACCGGCCATGGGTCGCCCTCCACAACCTTCCCCCGGCCGTCCCGTGTCCCTTCGCCCTGGCGACGAATCCCGCCTCCTCGATCTGCCCGGCCCGCTTCAGCTTCTGGAACACCGCCCCGAAGGCCCGCGCGTCGTGGGGCACCAGGCCGAGCCGCTGGCAGTGATCGACGATCGCCTCGCCGCTTCGGGCGATGCCGTCGGCGAGCAGCTCGAGGACCGCGGCCCGGGCCCGAGCGGCGTCGAACGCGGTGACCTGCTCGGCCTTCGCCGTGCAGGCCGCGGCCGCAGCCCGGCCGGCGGCCGCCGCGAACAGCGGACCGAGCTCGTGGTCCTTCGGCTGTCGGTAGTAATCGCTCATGCCACGTCCTTGTGAGTTGGCCCCGTGTCGTGGGGCGGTCGCCTGACGCCGGCCGGGTGGAGGTCCGACCGCATCAGGTGCCGGTGTTTCGTCGCGACCGCCGGCGGCGCTCTCCCCGCGGCCGATGAACGCAGCCGCTCGCGGCCCGGGAGCGGGCCGTGTCTCGTCAGAACGGGATGTCGTCGTCGGGCATCGCGGCCGCCGCGTCGGCCTTCTGGGTGGCCGTTCGTTTGGCCGGTGCCCGAGCCGCCGGCGGTGCGACCGCCCGCTCGACCGCCGGCTTCGCCGTGGCCGTTTCGATGGCCGCTTCGCACGGGACGAACTCGGCCACGTTGACCCAGGTCCCGCGGTCGCCGGCCTTGTGGTAGACCCTGGCCTTTACGCGGAGCCCCTCGAGGTCCGTGATCGGGAGGCCGGCCCAGGCCTCGCGGGTGATCCCGAGGGCCGTCCGCAGGGACGACAGGATCCGCCGGGCCCAGCTCGCGGCCTTCGGCATCTTCGCGAAGACCCACCCATAGCGGCGGTCATCGTGGGCAAGCCGGATCTCGACCCGCTCGGCCGTGTCGATCACCGCCTTCACGGTGAACTCGTGGTCGCCCTCGGGCACGAGCTCGCGGGTCGGCGGGCTCGCGTCGGTGGCGGTCGTGTCGATCTCGTCGTCGATTCCCCAGCTCGGCATCCGGTGCCTCTCTCTTTCTTCGTGGTGGTGGTCTCGGTCAGTCGGTCGTGGGTTCGCCTACCAGTCGCCGCCGTATCTGGCGGACATGCGGTCAATCCATTCGTCCTCGCATCCGGCCGCGTAGGCGGCCTGGCCGTAGCCGGGCCGCACCGGGACCGGGCAGGGCCGCGCGTCCTGCGCGTTCGCGTTCGTCGCCTCGTCGGCGTCGACCGTGGGCTTCTCTTCGTCGGCGCGGTGCCGGGCCAGGGCCTCGGGGTCGCGAATCAGCTCGCTCATGTTCAGTCCCCCGTCCATGTATGGCCGCGGTCAATAAACGTCTGCCGCCTGGGCTCGTACCGATCGAGCCGAGCGCGGACCTCCTCGTAGTCGCGCTGCCACCGCAGACGCTCTGCGGCGTGCGACTCGGCCAAACGCTGCAAGTCGCGAGCGAACGCCGCCATTCGTGGCATGTGCTGCCGCTCGAGGTAGGCCACGATTGTGTCGATCCCGATGGTGAGCGGCTCACGCTCGTGGACGTTGGCGTAGCGTGTCATTCGGTCACCGCCTTCCGCCGAATGTCCTCAGCCTCCGCGCGGATCTTGCCGGCCTGCTGGATCAGGCGGGCCGCGATGTCTTCGATCCGGACGGCGGCTTCGTCCATCGCAGCCGATTTGGTCTCGTGCCACGCGTCGCGGTCTTCACGCAAAACGGCACCGTGCCGCACAAGCGTTGTGCCGCCCATCGGCACCTCGGTGCCCTCCAATAGCCACCAGCCGACGCCGTCGGCGTTGATCCTGTCAGCGACCATCGGGACGAAAACGCTGCTCATGTCGCGGCCTCCGTCTGCGGCTGGATCTGGTCGTGACGGGCCGCGACCAGGTCGGTCAGTTCCGACCACTCGTTTCCCGTGATCTGGTCCTCGCTCACGAGCTGGTCCAGGCGGTCGACGATCTTCCCGAGCGTCCGGACCGTGGTCGCCGCCCGGATGTAGCCGCGGATCTGCTCGACATCCGCCCTGGCGGGGGCCGGGGCAGGCTCGGGCTTCGGGGCCGGGGCAGGCTCGGCACCGGCGAGCCACTCGGCCAGCCGTTTCCCGGTCTCGACCGTGATCGGCTTCGGGTCGCCCGAGAAGATCCCGGTCCGGTCCTTCGACACGGTCGCGTAGTGCCCGTCGTGGACCAGGTCGAGAACGGTCGTGAACTCGTACTCGAGGCCGTCGCGGGCTTCGAGCTTCATGCCGAGCTTCGCGACCTTCTTCTTCCCGTGGTCTTCGACCTGGGCGGTCTCGGTCTTCGATCGGCCGGTGCAGATGATGTGGGCCGACGACCGAAGGATCGCGTCGACGAAGGCCCGCCACCGCGGCGTGATCACCGAGAACGCCGACCAGGTGTTCCCCCGGAACTGGGCCTTCGCGATGTCGTCGACGAGCTCCAGGCACCCGCCCTTGCCGGACCAGCAGTGAGTGACGGAGTCGACGACGATCACCTCGTACCCGGCCGCCTCGGCCGCGGAGATCGCCTCGACGTACCGCTCGGGCGTGAACGGCGGCTTCAGGTCGATCACGTCGAACTCGTGCAGCTCGTCGTACAGGTCGGACGACCCCTCCTCGGTGTCGATCACGACCGTGCGACCGCCGAGCCCCTTCGCCAGGAGCAGGGCCCCGAACGTCTTCCCGCCCCCGCTGGGGCTCGTGAGCAGGATCCGCAGCTTCGTCGCGGACCGCCTCGCCTTCCGAATCGAAATCGTCATCGTGCCTGCCTCCTCGCTTCGTGAACACAGAACCATCCCGTCTCGCGGTACACCCGGAGAGCGGCGTCGCGATCGGCTCCATCCGACCGCGACGTGATCGCGAATCCATCCCTGCCGGCATCCGGCCGGCCTCCGTTGCCGACCGGCTCCGCCGGCCAGCCCATCCCTGTCGTCTTCATCACTACGAGCCCGGCGATCGCCGCCGCGACGAACGCGGTCGAGATCCCGAGCAGGTAGCCGAGCGCGAGCGCTGCGGCGATCTGGTGGTGGGTCACTTCCATATCGCGCCGTCCTCGTCGAGTAGGTAGGGGCGGGCGTTCTCCAGGGCCTGGCGGGCCCGGAGGACGACGAGCCGGTTCACGGGCGACCCCGTCCGCTCGACCTCGTCGAGCAGGTCCTCGAGGGCACGGAGCGGCCGCCACGCGGCGACCACCAGGTGCCGGGCCAGCCGAGCCCCGCGGGCGATCGGGTGGTTCCGGTCGTGGACGTTTCGGTGAAGGGCCGTGTCGGCCCGCGAGCAGTTTTTCGCCATGGTCGCGGCCTCAAAACGGGAGGATCTGGCCGGCCGGCCAGGGGCGGGCATCGATGACGCGTTGCGCGACCTCGGCGTTCTCCGGCTTGACGACGACGAGCGGACGCTCGCCCTCGTTGTTGACGCGGACCACGCGGCCGGCCTCGGACTCCATGTCGGTGTGGGTCTTGAGGCGGTACGCGATCCGGTCGCCGACGCTGGGCAGCGTGCAGGCGATCGGGAACCCGTAGGTGTCGTGCATGCCGGCGATCGCGCCGGCGTATTCGCGTGCGTGGGGGTCGTTTTCGTGGGCCATCCGTCGCTCCTTCGTTTGGGTGGCGTAACTGTACAAATGAACACCAGTTGGTCAAACGCTTTTTGACGCGTGGCGCTCGGGGAAAACATCAAGTTGGGGAGTCGAAAATCGCGGCTGTCACGGTGTCGTGAAATGGCATACAGCCTAAGTGTCCAGGCCAGCCGCGAGAATCTTCGCCAGAACGATCAACAGCTCGAACCACAGCTCGGCGTTCATGTCGTGCCTCCTTGCACTGGTGACCACACCCTCGCGGTCATCCATGACGCGACGGGGAGGATAGACACGGTATCGTGAAATGGTCAAGAGCGAATCCAGAAAATCTGGAAACGCATGGTTTCAGGCCGGAAAGAGGGGATTTCTCAGCCTTCCTGCAATCCCTTACGCGGCCGGCCGCCGCGCTTCTTCTTCGTCGCGGAAGCTTCCTTGTTCCGCTTCTTGATCTCGTGCAGGAAATAGTAGACGCGGCGGGGGGACTCCACGATCTTCGTCAGCTCGCCGCGGCGGGCCCAGTGCCGAATGTTGCTGGGGTCGATGTCGAGCATCTCGCCGGCCTCGTCGGCGGTCAGGATCGGCTTTCGGGTCGCGGGGTCGATGAACACTGCCATACCTCGAGGGTAGTCGGCCCCGACCGCGAATCAACAGGCCCGGCGCTTGCCTTCGCCGGGCCCGTTGCCAACAGTTGGGTATCGGGAATGTCGAGTGGAGGCGAGGGGAGTCGAACCCTTCGCGGGTGTGATGACATTCCGTACACTACAGGGCATGGAAGCCATGAAGGGACAGAATCCATGCCGATGCCGATTCGCGAACTGTTCGAGCGTTACTCACTCCTGAAGGGCCTCGACCGAAAGACGATCGCCCTGTATTCGATGCTCGCCGACCGCCTCGACCGATTCTTCGGCCGGCCGGTGACGACCCGAGACCTGGACGACATGCAGGTCGGCCGCTTCCTGCGGTGGCGCGCGGAAACCCCGGGCTGGCGCGGCCGCCTGCCGTCGGCGGCGACGGTCCGGAAGGACCAGAACATGATCCAGGCTGCGTGGCGGTACGCGGCGCGGAAGAAGATCGCCCGCGAGTTCCCCGACCTCGCGCCCGTCCGCGTGCCGAAGCGGCTCGCCGCCGGCCGGGCCTACACCATCGAGGACGTGTCGAAGTTGGTCCGCCGGGCCAGCCGGCGATTCGGCCGCACCGGCGGCCTGCCGTCGTCCTGGTGGTGGTCGACGCTGATCTACGCGGCGGTCTGCACGGGCGAGCGGTTCACCGCGCTTTCGAGTGTCCGCTGGGCCGACGTGGACCTCGAGCGGCGGCGGATGATCTTCCGCGGCGAGACCAGGAAGGGAAGGACGCGGGACATCGAGCGGCAGATCACCGCCGAGCTCGCCGACATGCTCGCCCAGCAGCGACGCGGGCCGAACGATCTCGTCTGGCCGTGGGACCGCCGCAGCCGCAGCCAATGGGCCAGCCTGAAGGTTTTGTGCCGGACGGCCGGCGTTCAGTACCGGGGCTTCCACGGCTTTCGCCGGACGGCCGCCTCCTACGCGGCCCTGATGGGCGGCCGGGCCGCGGCGACCCGCCTACTCGATCACGCGGACCCCGCGCTTCAGGCCGTATACGTCGATACCCTGATCTGCCCGGACGAGGAGTCGTCGTGCGCGGCCCTGCCGCCGCTCGACCTCGAGGACCGGCCGCCCGGGCCCCCGGCCCCGGCGGCGTGATCACCCGGCCTGGCGCGGCGGCTCCTCGGGCGGCGTGCATCCCGGCCCGCGGAGCGTGCCGGCGTTCAGCTCGGGCCAGAGGGCCTCGGAGTGGATCGCGGCGAGGAGGCCCCAGGCCGCGTGGGGTAGGTGGTCCTCCGACCGGTCGCCCGCGAGGTAGCGGTAGACGTGCCGCAGCGCGTGGTTGAGCAGGTCGTGAACGGGCATCCCCCGTTCCCAGTTGTAATCGGAGTACTTCGCCGCGCCCTCGGCACACGTCCTGGCGACCGCCTCCAGGCCGATCGGTGAGATCAGATCATAGCGCGTCGCCTCCGCGTCGCTCGACCTGACCGCCCCCGTCGTGAACTTCACGGTCCCGCTGTCCGTCTCCTTCATCGCTCGCTCCTTCAGTTCTCGGATCATCGCCAGAGCGAACGAGGCTAAAGTCCCGCCCGTGCCAGTCCAGCAGTTGGCCGGGCCGAGCCGGCGGCAGAGCTGCTCGGCGGCCTGAAGGTCGGCGTCAGTCATTCCGTCGATACCCCAGCGACCACAGGATCCGCGCGAGGTCGCGGCCCGCCCCCGAGACGGTCTCCTCGGCCAGGTCCGGGAAAAGCTGGTGGATCGCCTCGTGGATCTCGGTCTCCAGCCGGGCCCGGCACCGGAGCCGCGAGTCGATCAGGACCTTCCGCTCGAGGTCGGGCCGCTTCTCGTCGGGCGTGATCGACCAGCCGGCGGCCCGGCCGCGGAGGCGGGCGTAGCGCCACAGGACGCGGACGCCGCGGATCAGGAAATGGTGGTCCTCGCTCACGCCAGCCTCCCGAGCTCCAGCCGGGGGCCGGCGACGTGCATCGCCCGCAGCCCGCCGGCCGGATCGTAGATGAACAGCTCCATCGCCCGCCGGGCCCCGACGAATCCACTCGCCGCGTGCCAGTCGTCTGCCGGCCCCAGGCTCGGGGCGATCCGCACGAGGACGCCGTCGATCGTCTCGATCGGCCGCTGCCACTCGGCCGCCTGGTGGTGGAGGTGCCCGGTATGGACCTCGCGGTAGGGGCTGGCGGCCCACGCCGCGGCCGCCTCGTGGGCCATGAGCTGCGGAAGCCGCCGCTTCGCGCGGTGGCCGTGGACGAAGCCCAGCAGGTTCCGGCCGTGGGTCAGGTACTTCCGCGGCGTGTAGGTCGCGTCGACCGTCACCCGCTTCGATCGGGCGTAACGCTCGACCGCGATCCGGTGGAAGGCCCACGTCAGGGTCTCGTCGTGGTTCCCGTTCACGACGAGCACGTCGGCCGGCGCGACCTCGGCCGCCTTGTCGATCACGCCGACCAGGGCGTCGGTGCCGACGCTGATCATCTTCTGGAGCCGGCCGTCCCGCTCGAGCGGCGTCCCCGAGGTGGTCGTCCCCGAGGGGGTGTCGTAGTGGAACAGGTCGCCCAGGCCGGCGACGGTGATCCGGCCGGGGGCGTACTCGGTGGCCGCGTCGAGCAGCTCGGCCGAGGCCTCGCGGACGAGCCGGGCCGCGATGTCGAGATCATAGTCGGCCTCGCCGGTCGACCGGCCCCACGCGTACTTGCCGAAATGGGTGTCGGCCACGACCAGCACGGCCCAGGGCCTGTTCGAGGTTCGCGAACCGCGACCATGTTTCCAGATTCTGGAATCTGGAACACGTCGCCGGATCGTGTCGCCGGCGGCGACGATCATCGCCTCGACCGCCTCGGCCACGCTCGGCCCGGCCTTCGGGCGGAGCCGGACGAAGACGCGGAAGAGCTCGGTCACGACCGGCTGGCCCGTCTCGCGGTCCGCGGTGAGCCCTTCCCACTTCGTCGCCTCCGACGCCGCGACCTCGAACCGGGTCAGGTCGGCCTCGATGTGGGCGAGGAGATCCTCGACCGTGCGGATCGTCCGAGACACGCTGCGGGCCTCCACGGCATCGCCGGCGGTCTTCTGGGTGACCTCCTCGATCGTCAGGCCGTCGCCCCCGGCCGCCTTCGCGGCGGCCTTGCCGGCGACCCTGTCGGCTAATCTCGCCGCGCGAGCCATACGCGTAGCCCCTGGGGTCCGCAGAGCTCGATCCCGTCGGCGGCCGCCTCTTCGATCAACAGGTCCGCGAGGGCCGAGGCAGACCCGAGGCCCCCGGCCTGGAACCGGCGACGGACCTCGAGGAGCTCGGCCTGGTGCTCGGGCGAGAGCCGGGAGAAGAATCCGGTCTGGCGGACCGGCTTCGCCCTGGCCCGCTCCGCGACTCGATCCGCGAGTGACATTCCGCCTCCGTGCCGTCGGGCGGCCGATCCGTGGCCGTAGACTGACGCTACCCGATCAGGTGGGCGGGTCAACGGAAGGCGGGGCCGTGGATCCCGCCGGCAGGCCGAGCCATTTCTCGCCGAACGCGTTCATCGCCGATCACCCAAAGAGAACCAAGAAACCCATTTTGAAATGTTTGGCCGCGATCTTTGCTCGCTGCGAGAAAGGGGCCGAGGACCGTCGCCGCGAAATGCAGTCCAGCAGCACAAGAAAAGGGCGCTGTAATGCAAATCCGACGCGGTTCATCCAGCGCTTTCTTGCTTCGCATCCACAAGGAGCCCCCGCGATGGCCTCGACGCGGGCCTTTGTTATGCCTGCAAAGCGAAAAATCGCTTCCGTTATGTCGCCTATGGCGAGCATTTAGCCGCACCCGCAAAAAGGGTCGGAGGCGTGGCACCCGCTGAGCGCGGTCCCGTTGCACGTCGGAAGGTCAGTCGGGTGAGCCACGAACTTTTTCGAGCAAGGTGCCGGAGTCCTGCCGCCTGTGTAGACGCGACTACACGCCGCGTCGTTGAACGTCGCGCCGCCGTACACCACTCCCGGGAAAACATGAACGGATGAGTTGTTGAACACGGCTCCGCCGTAGACCACGCCTCCATTCAAAGATGAGCCGTTAAAGACTGCACCGCCGTAAACCGTCGCACTTCCGTGCGACGAGGTTCCGTTGAAAACTGCACCGTCGTTTACAACGCTAAAACCCCCACTGCCAGAGTTTGAGCGATCATTGAAGACAGCCCCCCCGTTCACCGTTGCGTTGTTCTCCCCGATAGAAGCGTCTTCATGGAATCGTGCCCCTCCGTTGACGACACCATCCAGTCCAAGAAATGAAAAGCCGCGAAAGACAGCGCCGCCGTTTACTGTGCCGCGAGTGTTCATGTAGTTTGGGCCGTTGAACTGTGCGCCGCCGTTTATAATGCCTTCGAGAACACGAGGAGCGCTGCCAGGGGAGTTAAAAACTGTCCCGCCTGCGGTGTCGTGAGCGGTTCCAGTTGCGGTAACTTCAGCGCCGGAAACGATCACTCCGCTGCCCCAGACGTAGCACCTGCGAACCGTCTGCGGGCCGACGCGAGACGTATCCAAGGGGGAGTAGATGTGGACAACAGCGGAAGCCGGCGGCAGCCCCGTAGCCCTCTTCACGAGGTTCGCTGCCGTTCCAGTTGACGGGCTGACATTCCTGCTGGACCACCAGTTACATATATTCCCCCAGTTTCTGATGTCAGCAGTCAAGGTCGAGCCGGAGGTCGAACTGCTTCCGTAGAAAAACCACGTTTCTCCGCTGTCGTCGCCAGGGTTTGCGACAAACGTCCACGCAACGCCGGAAGCCCACGTTCCGCTGGGAACCCAGTTCCCCTCGTCTTTTGGATCGGATCGCGGAAGTCCGTCAGAGACGGAGCAACCGCAGCACGTCCCGCACGGCATAAGAACCATGTCAGCACTCCGCCGCGATCAGGTACCAGTACCCGTTCCCGCCGCGGGCGACGATCACCCACTTTCCAGTCGCGACGTTCGCAAACTTGTTGACGCAGTTGGTGAGCGTGTCCGCCGGGGTCTTCTTCCCTTCGCTCGGCGGCGTTCCCTCCTCGAAGAGCTCGATCGTCGCGGTCGTGCCCTTGTTCCACGCGGCCGTCGTCTTACCGAGCCGCACGGGATCGCCGCCGTCGTCGCCGCCCTGGCGGAACATGATCGCGGACTGGTCGCGGTTCCCGCGCTCGTACGCGCGGGTCGCGGCCGCCATGCGACGCGCTGCGTCTTCGGTGAGTCTTACGGTTCGTGCCATCAGAGGATCGTCGGGCTCCCGAGGGCCGTCGCCCAGTTTGCGGTGGCGTACAGGTCGACGCCGGCTCCGCCTTTGATCACGCTCGGGGCCTGGCCGGGATCTTTCTGCGTGCCGTTTGTGTTGAGCGCGACAGGCTGCTTGACCGGCTTTCCGTCGTTCCCCAGGATCACCCGCTTCTGCCAGACGGGGCCGTTGTATAGCTCCATGAATCCGACATCCCACGGCATCGCCTTCCAGGTGTCGGGCTCGTAGCGGAACTCCCACCGGCTTTCGATGAAGTCGATCGTTCCGGCGTCGTCGTCCCCGTCGAGCTTCGATATCGACTGCTTTCTCGCGCTCTTGAAATACGCCTTGTAGGTCTTCGCGGCCCCGCCGGCCCAGGTCCCGGAGTTCACCTTTCCGGCATACGCCACGATGTCGGCCTGGAGCGTTGCCTCGCTTTCGTAATACTTCGTCAGCGTCCAGCTCGTCTCCTCGCGTTCCTTCTCCAGGCCTTCGAGCGGATCGCCGGCCGCGTTCGTGATCGTGGCCCCGCTGTTGTCGGTGAACGCCGGGACTGTCGTCGTGCCGCCGGACCGCTCCCAGACATCCTCCGGGATGCCGTTTTCCTTCATCACCTTATTCGGCGGCGGAATGTAATAGTTGATCGTCAACAGCCACCGCATGCCGTCGTCGGTCTCGGGCGCGAGCTCGAGCTCCAGGGCCTTCAGCTCGGGGAACTGAGGGTGCGGTGAGCCCCAGGTTATTCCCATGGTCGCGGTGACGCCGCCGATGATCTCGGCCTCGGTCGTCAGCGGTGAGTCGACGCGGATCGTCCACTTTCGGATAGCCCGCATGGACTCTCCGAACTTGCCCGACACGCTCGTCCCGCGGACCACGCGGTCGTATGAAACCCAGGCCATGTGTCACTCCATAGGGAACGCGGGGTCGGCTTCCTGGCCCTCGACGGCGTCGGCGATCCGCTCGAGCACGCCGAGCTGTCGCTCCTGCACGTCGCCGCCGGTGCCGCGCATGATCCGGAACATCTCGGCCACGCCTTCGGACGACCGCGAGTCGACCCCCTTCAGGGCCTGCGGCTCGACGGCGGCCGCGGCGGCCTCGGTGATTCGGCTGGCGGCCCCGGCTCCAGCCTGCGACACGCTCGCGGCCGATGCCTCCGCCTGGGCGACGGCGGCGTCCAGGGCGGTCGTGAGCGGCCCCGCGACCGCCTGGCCGATGGGCTGCGCGGTCTCGGCGAACGCGTTCTGGAACGCGGCGGCCGAGGCTGCGCCGGACTCCACGATCTGGGCGTTGATATTGCTCGCGAAGGCTTCGGACCCGGCCACGATCTCGTCTATCGACGACGTGTCGAACCGGAGGAACTTGCCGATCTGCTGCGCGATGCTCGCGAGCCCGAGAACGGCCGCGTTGAAGCCGCCGATGATGCCCAGGAACAGGGCCTGGGCCGCCGAGAACACGCCGGCCACGATCGACGAGACGCGATTTAGGAAGTCCACGACCGAGGCCCATTGGACGCCGACCTCGGAGACGTACTGCCAGACTCCCGAGAGGTTCGTGATCAACCAGTCGCCGATGCCGGCGAGGAACCGCGCCCCCGCGATGATGCCGTCCCCGATCGCCTGGCCGATGTTAGCCCCGCCGATGGAGCCGACGAACGACGTGAACGTGTCCGCGACCGCCTGGACGGCCGGGGCGAGGTACGCGACGACCTGGGTGACGATCCCCTCGATCGCCTTCCCCGCGAGCGTGAACGCGTCGTTCATTGCCTCCACGTCCTGGCCCTGGGCGGTCGTCAGGGCGAGACCGAACCGGTCGGCCTGTTCGACGGCCTGGGCGATGCCCTCGGCCCCGCCCGAGAAGAGCGGGAGCAGCTCGGCCCCGGCCCGGCCGAACAGGGCGACCGCGGCGGCGGACCGCTCGGCCTCCGACGGCAGGGCCGAGATCGCCTGGGCGATCGCCTGGAACCGCTCGGCACTCGACATGCCGCCGAGCTCCTCGAGGGAGAGGCCGAGGCTCCCAAACCCGGCCGCGGCCTCTTTCGAGCCGTTGGACGCGCGGATGAACGCCACGTCGGCCTTGGTGGCGGCCGCGGCGATCGAGTCCATCCCGACGCCGGCCAGGTCGCCGGCGAGGGACAGGCCGGCGAACTCGCCATAGGTCATGCCGAGCCGGGCCGCGAGCTTCGACTGACTGTCGATCACGTCGGCCTGGGCCTGGCCCATGGAGACCAGGGACCGGACGTAGCCGGTGGCCGAGCTCGCGATCGAGCCGAAGAGCTGGGCCCCCTGGATCGCGACGAGAGAGCGGATGCCGCCGCCCAGAGACGACACGCTCGTCTGCATCTTGCGCATCGCGGCCGACGCCTGGTTGACCCCGGTTACGAGCCCCGACGCGTTCGCGGTGAAGATCGCCGAGACCTTGCCGATTGCCGCCATGGTTTACTCCTCCGTGTCAGTCCCGGCAGGTCTGCCAACTTCGCCGCGAGCTCCTCGTCCGTGAGGGGCGTTTTCGATCGATGCTCGTCGCCTTCGCGATAGGTGATCAGGAACCGCTCCTCGTCGTGCCGATCAAACTTCCCGGTGAGCCCGGCCCGGATGATGCTCGTCATTCGCCCGGCCCGGAGCCAGGGCTGGCCCCACGGCTCGATCAGATAGAACGCCAGCCACCGGACCATCTGCCTCCGCGGGATCTCGCGCTTCAGCTTTTCGACATCCGCTATCCCCAGTTCCAGGGCGAGCCGGTGGGCGAAAAGTTCCCACGGGTTCGCCCTCAGTCTTTTTTTTCGGTCTCCAGGTCGTCGTCGCTCGGCTCTTTCAGGAGGGGCATGCACCGAAGGGCGATCTCGTCGATCACCTTCGGGTTCCCGTCCGCGAGCGCCGCGAGGGCCTCGTCGGTCTGCGGGACGAGCCGCTCGCCGAACTGGTCGCACAGCATGATCTGCACGACCTTCGCCGCCATGGGTTTCCCGGTGCCCTGGTTCCGGTTCGCGTAGAGCCGCCACTCGTCGACATCCGCCGACGACGGGTTCCGGATGAAGACTTTTTTCCCGAGAGACCGGATCTCGATCTCCATCGGCTTCCCGTCGCGGGCCGCCAGGTCGAGCAGTTCGTCGAAGGTAAGCGTCACTCCAGGACTCCTGTCAGACGGAACACGGCCTCGCCGGTGGACCACTGCCCGGCTCGGCCGGCGTGTTTCCAGGAGACGAGGATCGCCTCGCCCGAGATGTAGTCTCCGGGCGTGTCGAACTCAATCAAGGCCTTTTTCCCGCAATCAAACACCGAGAACGACGGCGGGCCCCAGAATCGGAGCGAGATCGTCGGCGGCTCAATCGACGTGCAGTCGTACTGCTTCAGTACGCGGGCATCCGCCCCGGTGCCGACCACGGTACTCGAGACGTGGGTCTTCTCGAAGAGCTGGCCCGCCTGGGCGTCGACATCGTGGTCCGTCAGGTAGCCGATGCCGACGTTTCCGAACAGGACCCGCGTCGGGTATCCCGATGTGCCATGCGACGAGATGTAACCGGGCATGCGTCACCCCTCGTCAGGTGATCGTCAGGCCCGCAGCGGTCACCTCGCCCGCGATCAGCTCCTCGAACGTGGCCGAGCCCTCGACGTAGGACGCGGTCTTCCGGGACACGCTGGCACTCGTCACGCGGTAGTTGCCGCTGCCGCCGGTGGTGGAGAGCGCGCCCTCGTCACCCTCGACGATCTCGACGGAGTCCGACATGGTCCGGTAGGTGATCGTGAACTTCTTCGGATCGCGGGCCGGCTTGATCGGCGCGAGGGCCATCACGGCCGTCCCGCCGTGGGCGATGTCGAGCGTGGTCATATCGACCCGCTCCCGGGACGGGGCCGACTGCTCTCGCGAAATGTCGATGCACTTGTACGGGTTCGTCTTGAACGTGAACGTCGTGCCGTGCGAAGTCGAGAACGTCGGGTCGGGCATCGCGGAGCCTCCTGTGAGCTGGTGCGGTCGATTTTATGGGGTGGGTCGGGTGCCGAATCTCACTCGTGCCAGCGGACCTCGACCGAGAGCTCGACCGTGTAGGTCGGGGTCTCCCGGCCCTCGAGGTAGTCGGGCTGGCCGTCCCGCTCGTCGAGGACCAGGCAGTGATCGATCATCGTCCCGTGGTCCGTGCCGCGGAACCGGTCGATCGCCGCCGTGATCAGGCTCGCCAGGGCCCAAGCCGAGACGTAGTCGTCGGCGTAGACCGCCACGAGGAACCTGGCCGTCGGGGGCACCAGGGCCGGGAGCGGCTCGTCGTCGAGGGCGTCGTCGAGCGTCAGCTCGCGGGTCGTGCCCTCGCGGGCGTAGATCACGAAGGGCGGGTTTTGCGTGCCGGTCATGCCGACCGGCCAGGCCGTGCAAGACGTGGCGGCCTCGATCGACTCCTTCAGCCATACATGGGGCGTGGGCATGGTTTTCCTATCGTGGGGTGATGCCGGCGGCTATGCCGCGCTTCGACATGCCCGGGTTTGCTCCCGAGGCTCGCTCCGCCGCGGCCTTCTCCAGGGCCTTCGACATCTCGTCCGCGAGCTTCCCGGCCGCGACCGGCCCGAACTCCCTCATGGTCTTTCCGATCATGTCGTAGGGCCTCACGCCAGAGGCCGTGCCGAACTGAAGCCAAATCGCCTTCCGGCTTTCGGGCCCGGCCTTGTACCCAAGGACGCCGTAGATGAACGCGTCGAACGCGGCGTTTGTTCCGGTCTGCCCGGTCCGCACGGTGACCGATCGCCGCAGCGCCCCGCTCGATCGCTTCTTCTCGCCCTTCTTCCGCCTCCCGCGTCGCGTGTCGAGCGGCGGCGTGTTCTTTCGCAGGATCGGAACGGCCGGCCGCAGCACTCGCCGCATCGCGGCCTTCAGGTGCTTCCTCGCGATGTGCCGCGGCAGCGTGCGGAACTCCTGCATCAGCGCGCCGATGTGGGCGTTCGCGTCGTAAGAGTTAGGCTCGAACGACGAGTTCCACGAGAGCGAGATCATGTCGATCATGTCCGCTGCTCCTCGACCGTCAGCTCGAGGTCGTCGCCGCCCGGGGCCTCGACGACCGCGGAGACGTAGAGAAGCCGGTCGCCGCGGCTCGGCCACCGGAGCCGCATGTCGCCGGCGACATCGTCCCTGTACCGCGTGTAGACCGTCGCCGTGATGCCGCCGCCGACCTGGCCGCGGCGGGCCTGCTCGGAGTAGGTCGTGGCCTCGTAGGAGCCGAGGATCGTCGCGACGGTCTCCCAGGTCTCGACCGTGCCGCCGGCCACGTTCCGCGAGCGGACGGGCCGCTCCAGGACGAAGACCTCGCGGTAGCGTCCGGCCGGTCGCATCACCAGCCCCCGTTCCACGAGGAGGCCGCGAGCAGGGCCTCGAACGCGTGGGGCAACTCGCCGCCGCCCTCGGTGTTTAGGACGCCGCGGTTCTCGAACTGGTGGTTCACGAACGCCAGGATCGCCGAGCGGATCATGGGCTCGATCTGCGAGCCCGGGGCCGCCCCGGCCCAGTAGGTGACGACGACCTTCTCGTTCGTGGCCGTGTCGAGCGTCAGCGTGGCCGGGAACGCGTCCTGGTCGACCTCGTAGTCGGCGGCCGCCAGGGCCACGCCGGCGACCGTCACGGAGATCGGGTAGGTCGCCGAGATCAGGACGGGCGGGGCCGGCAGGTGCAGCACGCTACCGCCGGCCTGCCAGGTCGCGCGGTACTGGGTCGCGACGAGCGTCACGGAGAGCCGGCTTTCGACGAGCCGGCGGGCCGCGGCGATCTTGTCGAGAAGGAACCGGTCGAACTCCGTCACGTCCGCGAGCATGCCGCACTGGGCCTTCGCGTCGGTCAGCGAGACCGGCTCGACGGAGGGCCACTGGAGAACGCGGATCGTGTCGGGCTTCGCCATCGTTCCCTCCGGATGGACAGAAGGCCGGGGCCGGCATCCCTGCCAGCCCCGGCCCCTGAAGAATCACGATCCGACCGATCAGGAGGCGGCCTTCGCGAGCCGGGCGACGAACTCGGGGGCGTGGTTGGCCACGCCGAACCGGGTGTTCGCGACGTACAGGACCTGACGGTTCCGCATGAGAACTTCGCGGCCCGCCTCGATCTCGAGGCCGGTGTCCTTCAGCCCGACCGCGGTCGACATCGCGTAGTCGCCGTACAGGGCCAGCGTGGTGGCGGGGAGGCCCTTCACGATGTAGACCGGGGCACCGAACACCGTGGGAACCACGCGGCCGCCGCCGACCGTGAGGGTCGTCTGCTGCGAGCTCCAGATCTTCATGAGGTCGACGTAGCCGGCCCGCGAGCAGACCCACGAGCTGGTCCCCATCACGGTCTCGTCGACCTTGCCGACCACGTCGGCGAGGTTCGCGAGGGTCGTCGCGGCGTTGGCCGCGACGGTGATGGTGTTCCCGGCCGCGACCGCACCGGCGAGGCCGGTCACGGTCGGGTTCGAGGCCTGGCCCGCGAGCCAGAGGGCGTCGAACCGCTGGGCGTAGGCGAGCGAGAACCGCTCGGCCACGAGGCCCGCGATGTCGAGCGGGCTGTCCTCGATCAGCGAGCGGCTGATCGCGACGGAGGCCCGGATCTCGTGCATCGTCAGGCTCGCGACCGAGGACACGAAGTCCTGGTCGGTCGTCGCCGTGCCCTCGGCCACGATCGCCGCCGTGGCGTCGCCGACCTTCGGAAAATCGATCTTCTGGCCGCGGGGCCGGACGACCGTCGCGAGCTGGAGGGCGACCGAGGCGTACTGGAGCCGGTTGACGATCGCGTTATACAACTCGGTGTAGACGTACTCGGCACCGATGCCGTTGTAGGTCGGCGAGGTCTCGCCCATGGCCCGGGCTTCGCCGGTGCCGACGGCCTTCAGGTACTCGCCGACGGCCTGCGCCGCCTTCCGCGAGCTGAAGAGCTTCACGCCCGAGCGAACGTCGGGGGTCTTGCTCTCGACCTCGTCGGCCGCCTCGGCCTTCGGCGAGCTGGGCGCGGTGCCCGTCACGGCCCGGAGGCTGGCGAGCCGGTCGTCGAGGGACCGCTCCGCGGCCGACTCCTTGCCGATGTTGTCGGCCTTCTCGCCGAGGGCGGCGAGCCGCTCCTCGATCCGGGTCCGCTCGGCGTCGTCGGCCGGCTCGAGGGCCCGGAGGCTCGTGATCTCGGCGGCGACCTTCGCGGCTTCATCCTGGAGGCGGGCGAGCTTCGGCGACGGCATGGGGAGTTCCTTCGTGTTCGTGGCGGTGTCCGTACCGCTCGTCACGATATGACCGCCCGCCGCGGCAGAATCTCGCCGCGTTCTACGATAGGACGATCAGCGGTCCGGCTCGGCCGCGCCGATACGCGAGATGATCTCGCGTTGCCCGGCCGCGATCTCCTGGAGCGTCTCGGCCTGGCGGCCCTGCGTCTCGGCCAGCGAGCGGAGCGTCTCGCTCGTCGTCTTCAGGTACTCGGTGTGCGACTCCACGACCGGCACGACAACGGTGTCGTGGAGCGTGGCCGAGGCGGCGTAGAACATCCAGAGAATCACCGCCAGCACGCCGGCCGGGATACCGATCGTGTTCAGGATCGCACCGGTGGGCCCGAGGGCCTCGATCAGTTCCGACCGCGTCACGTTTCGCTCCTGCTGTTCAGCCACCGGATCACGAGGGCCTGGACGATCGCCGAGATCGCCCAGACGAGGACGAGCGTCGTGAAGGCCATCCCGCAGTTCTCGGAGTAGACGGCCCGGACCCGCTCCTCGATCCGCCGGCGGATGCCGCCGGGGGCCGGGATCGCGTCGGGACCGGCGGCCCGGAGCTCGCCCTCCATGGCCGCGATCTGCGACAGGGCGACCCGGACGATCGCGTCGGACCGCTTCCGGCCCAGGAGCCGCCGCCGCATCGGCCGATCGCCGAGGGCCTGCCAGACGGCCTCGCGGGCCTGGTCGAGCTCGAGGGGCGTCATCGCGAGGCCTCGCAGACCGAGCACGCCGCGCGGGGGCCTGCGACCGTCGAGAGGAACGCGGCGACCCGGGTCGAGCAGGAGCCGACCGTCCGGCCCTCGCGTTCGCCGAACAGCACGCCGGCGAGCTCGCCCTCCGCGTTGAACATCGGGCCCCCGGAGTCGCCCTGGCGGGCCGTGCCCTTGATCTCGACGAACTGCCGGGGGTGAGACTTCGTGGGCGAGAGGTAGTCGGTCACCGGCCCGGTCTGCTCGAGGTACTTCCCCGGGCCATAGCCGGCGATCGTGATCGGGTCGCCGAGCCGGGGCGCGGTGGCGGCGATCGTCACGGGCGCGGCCTTCGGCCTGACGACCGCCAGGGCCGCGAGATCCCACGCGTCATCCCACGCGACGACCGTCCCCTTCGAGGTCGTGCCGTCGGGCCACGACACGGTGAGCCCCTGCCGGTGGGTCCGGGCGACGTGCCAGTTCGTGAGGACGATCCCGGTCGAGCCGCTCGCCTGGACGAGGACGCCGGACCCGTAGATCCGACTCGGCCCGTCGGCGGCCGCGATCCGGCAGACCACGGGCCGGGGGCGGCCGCGGGCGGGGGCCGCGGGGGCCGACTCGACGGCGGCGACGACATCGGCGGAGGCACGGCCGACCGCCCCCGCCGGGGGCGGAGGCGGAGCCGGGGGCGGATCCGCGACGGTGCCCGAGCCGCAGCACACCGGGCACGGGTAGTGCATCGGGCCCGGGCCGACCAGGCGGTCGCCCTGGCAGTTGTCACAGTCGGCCGCGAGGGCCGCACCGGCGAGGATCAGCCAGACGAGTAGGGATCGCATCGGTCATCCGGCGGGCCGGCTCCAGTCGTCGGGGAGGGTCATGGAGGCGATCGCGAACGAGCCCCTCCACGCCGAGCGGGCGGTCCGCTCGGAGTCGAACCGGGTCACGTCATAGGAGTCCGGGTAGGCCATGAGCCGTTGATCGGCGATCCACCGCGCCCACGGCACGGCATGCCCGCGGCGGCCGACGCTCACGACGAGCCCATGCAGGACGCAGCACACCGCCTCCTCGTAGCTCTTCGGGAAGATCACCTCGAGGGGCCGGAAATGCCTGGCGGTCTCCTGCCAGCCTTCGGGGAACCGCGAGACGGAGACCCAGGGCCCGCCCGACTGGTTCGCGTTGCCGCGGCCGCTCGTGCCCTGGAGAACGTGAGGGAGCCCGTACTCCCGCGGCTGGAGCCGGTCGGGGAGCATGCCGCGACGGACCGCGATCTCCAGGACCTGGCGGACGTTCGCGCCGCCCCACTGCCCGGGGTTCGCTTCGGCGTAGACGGAGAGCGGCGACAGCCAGACCGACCCGTAGACGGTGGACTCGGGGTAGCGGTAGCCGGCCCGGGGCCCGTCGCGGAACGACACGCCCCGCGCGCGGTTCCGCGCGGCCTCGGCGTTCGCCCGCAGGGAGTGACAAGTACACTCGTGGGTCGGGTTCTGGTTCGTGTACCGGTCGATGTAGTTCACCCCCCAGAGACCGTGCCGATCGTTGTCGGCGGCTCGGTCGGCCCAGTCCTGGGGCTCGATCCACATCGAGTCCGGGAACTCGCGGGCCGCGTCGCCGCAGGCATCGCGGAGAGCGTCGGTCGTGTCCTCGGCCGCCAGGTGGTCGGGGTAGCCGTCGTGTTCGTCCGGGAACACATCGATCAGCCGCGGGTCGATCGTCATGGAACGGCCCTCACGATCTGCTCGGCGTCGGCCGGGGCCTGCACGATCGCGAGGACCGTCGAGCCCGACAGGACGACCAGGGCCGGCAGGCCGTCGGCCTTCGCGGCCGCGACCGCCTGGCGGAACTGCTCGGGGATCGTGCCGGCCCCGTTGGTGGTGTCGGCCTCGAGGAGCGTCGCGACGATCTGCCGCTCCCGGTTGAGCCGGTTCAGGCCGACCGTGACGCCGACCGGGACCGCGGTGTGGTCCTTCTCGTAGACGTAGACCGCCGCCGTCGCCGGGCCGGGGGCGGGCGCGGTGATCGACGGGACCGTGGGCCACGGGATCGCGGGGAGCGGCGGGAGACCGCCGAGCAGGACGAGCCCGGCGGCGAGCAGGACGAAGGGCCTCACGCGCGGGTCTCCGGCTTCAGGAGCTCTGCGTGGAGCTGAAGGGCGATCGCGACGGCCTCGGTCTTCCCCTGGGCCCGGAGCCGGGTCGCGAGGTCCGACACGATCCGAACGTCGTCGGTCGGGATCGCCGAGCCGGTGCCGAAGACCTTGAGGCCGCGGACCTTTCCGGCGAGCAGGAACAGGGCATACGCGACGAGGGCGATTCCCACGGCGTACTGGACGTAGGCGAAAGTCACGATGTGGGCTCCTCGGGTAGGGAATCGGCGATGGTGTCGGCGATCGCGACGGTCTCGCGGACGAGATCGACGCCTTCGGGGGTCCGCAGCACGGCGGAGAGCCGGGCGGCGAGGCGGTCGTCGAATCGGCTCGCGGTCTTCTCGGCGACCCACTCCAGGAGGTCGCCGATGATCACGGCCCGCTCCCGCGCGTCGAGCGTGGTCGAGAGCCGCCGCAGGTAGCCGAGCAGGGGCGACCACGCGTGGAGGAGCCGGAGCTGATCGACGATCGGGAGGGGCATGTCACCTCCCGCGGAGGAAGGCGAGATACTGCTCGAGCACGCCGCCGGCGATCGCCAGGACGAGGGCCCGCACGGCCGGCCGCGCCAGGACCCAGAGCGGATAGGCGGCGACCGGGATCGCGTAGTCCGCCACGGCGTCGAAGAGCCGACCCACGGCGTCGAGGGCGAACGCCTTCTTCTCGGCCCCCGACATCAGCCGGACGCCTTCGAGGGCGGGCACGACGAGACGGAGCAGGGCGAGCAGGAGCTCGCCGAACTCGGCCCACGTCAGGCCGTCGGAGGCCCGGGCCTTCGCCGTCTGGATGAAGACGTAGACCTGATCCAGGATGCCGGACTCCTGCCCGGCGGCTGCGGTGGCGGCGGCGGTCGTGGTCATTTCTTGCGTCTCCAGACGGCATGGGCGGGGACGACCTGGCGGCGGCGTTGCCGGCAGGTCTGGCACTCGACGTAGCGGACCTGGCGGTCGCCGGCCCGCTTGCTCGATTCGACGCGGCAGCGACCGCCGCAGGTGGGGCAGGTGCTCGTCACGCCTTCACCCCGACGACGTAGATCTCGACGACCGCGACCCACTGGACCGTGAGGGCCACGGAGGCCCCGGTGGCGGTCGCCGGTGTCGAGAGCGTGATCGCCGTCCCGCTCGTGATGCTGGCGACCGTCGTCCCCGCGGGGATGCCGGTCCCGGAGACCGCCATCCCGACGACCATCGACGCGGTCGACGCGAGGCCCGTCACCGCGGTCGAGCCGTTCGTGGTCGCCCCGGTGGCCGAGATCGGGGCCGCGTTGTTCGTGAACTTCACGGTCCGCGACGATGCCGTGACGGGGAGACCGTCGACCGGCGCGTAGTGGATCGCCACGCCAGACTTGCCGACATTGTGGCCGGGGATCTGCGACCATCCGTTCGTCGCCCCCGGCTCGACCCGAACAGTCGCCCCCGGCGACGTGTTCCGGATCGTCAAACTTTTGATGGACGCGGGCGACGCGTAGACCAGCGAGCCGAAGATCACGGACTCCAGAACCGACACGTCGAGCGTGGTCGACGCTGCCGCGTTGAGCGACAGAGACCCGGACCAGTAGAGGTTCGCCTGCCCGGTGCCGCTGCCGTCCGCGAGGTCGGTCTTCAGCGTCAGATCGCGGGCGATCTTCACCTCGCCGTCCGCGAGTAGCGTCCGGAACTGGACGGAGCCGGTGTGGGTGAGTGTCGATGGCATATCGGCTCCCGCTTAGACGTGGGCCTTCATTCGGGCGACGGCGGCCGCGGCGGCGGCCCGGGCACCGGCCAGGGTCGAGACCCGCAGGGCCCGGGTCGGCTTCGCGTCGGTGCCCGAGACGATGCCCTCGGGGTAGTCGTCGACCCACACGTCGACCGTCAGGCCGGCGGCGGCCGCGGCGTCGCGCTTCTGGGTGCCGGCCCCGCAGAGGATCAGGTCGGAGACCTCGAGGTCCGCGAACGCGAGCCGCAGCTCCTCGCGGTTCGCCTCGTCGTTCTCGCGCCGCGAGATGCAGACCACGCGGTTCCCGGCGGCCGTCGCCATGCCGACGAACGAACGCCAGAGGCCGGGGGCCGCGGTCCAGGTCCGATCGTAGTCGAGCGAGATCACGAGCCCGCGGCCCTCGCTCCTGTGCTGGACGAGCCCGCGGGCCGCCTTCCATGCCGACAGGGAGCGAAGGCCGACGGAGCTATTCGGATAGGCGGCGTGGGTCACCGGAGAAACGTCCCAGATCGCCGCCTCGGTGATCGTGCGGGTCACGTTCCCGGCGGGATCCTCGTCCCACGACTCGCCCCGCGCTTCGGTGAGCGAAAACGCGAAGGACGACCCGAAGATGTACCGATCGCGGATCAGGGGCACGACCTCGGCCGTCGTCGGCGTGCCGACCGGCGGCGTGGCCCGGAATACGAGACCCTTGTCGGTCTCCTGGATGTCGAGCGTGCCGTTGGTGGTCCGGCCCAGGACCGCGGAGTCCTGGTGGTTGTACTTCGCGACCACGTCGGCCTTGCCGCGCGGGTCGTTCGGTGCCCGGTCGAGGTACTTCCGGAAGGCCCCCGGCATGAATCGTTCCTTGAACCCGCCGAGGTCCACGCTCCACTTGTTCCATGGGGGAGCCATACCGACGATCACGGGCCGGCCGTCGTCGCGGGTCTCCAGGCGGAGCTCGACATCGGGGTCCGCAGACTGCGACAGGTAGCGGGTCTCGATCTGGTTCGACATGGTCACTCCCCTCCGGTCTCGATCGGCGTGGCCGACAGTTCCGACACCCGCTTCCCGACCGTGAACTCGGTCGGCTCGTCGTCGAAGTAGACGCGGACGCTCGCGGCCGGCTCGGCCTCGGTGGCGGTGATCGCGTAGGGCGAGCCCTCGACGCCGAGGACGCCGTCGGTCATCAGGTGCTCGATGACGCCTTCGCCGCCCGCCCAGTAGACGCGCTGCCCGAGGCGGAAGCCGCCGGCCTCGGTCACGTCGTCGCCCGGGGAGTCGTCGGTCGTCTCGCCGGTGCCGTCGGCCTCGTCGTCCGGCGTGTCGCCGGCCGGCTCAGTGACGGCGGCGGGCGGCTCGACTCCGGCCGCCCCGGCCTGGGCGGCCGCGGCGTCGAGCGTCGAGAAACCGAGCTGCACGAACGTCTGGTTCGCCGCCGGCGTGTCGAGGAGATCGAAGTCCTCGCGGTCGCGGATCTCGTTCGGGGTGATCGCCCCCATGTTCCAGAGCGACTGATACAGGGCCGCCCGGCCCGCGGTGTCGGCCCGCAGGATGCCGCGAGTGTCGAGCTTCGCGTAGACGTTCTCGCCGTAGACCGGCTGGAGCGCCATATCGACCGGCGACTCCATCCGGCGGGCCCACGGCAAGAGGCACCAGACCTGGGCGGAGAGGTGCTCCTGCTCCACGTTGGAAAATCGGGCCATCTTGGAATCGCCGAGGAGCGTACTTGGAACGCCCCAGTGACGGCATACGTCGGGCAGCACCGCGTCCCGCAGCTCTTGGAACTGCGACGCCTCCATGCTGTTCGACTCGATCGGCTTGAGCCGTGTCTTCTTCGGGAGCACGGCGGCCTTCCCGCGGTTCTCGGCCCCGCCGTAGGCCTGGTGCAGCATGTCCCGCAGGGCGTCGACCGCCGCGTCGGGGACCTTCTCGTCCGTCTCGAGGACCATGTCGGGCCGCGCGGAGTTGGACCAGAACGCGGTGGCCGCGGTGTCGAGCTGCCGCGCGAGGTTGATACTCGTCGCGTTCATCTCGGCCGGGGCGTGGCCGACGATGCCGTTATCCGAGATCCATCGCCAATGGAGCACGGGCCCGGGGATCGGCTCCCATTGGCCTTTCTCGGTCCAGAACTTGTAGGTGAGCGAGTAATCAACGGCCGACTGCTCGACCTTCACCCGGGACGGGTGGAGGGGGATGAGCTGCGTCATCCACCCGCGGTCGCCCGAGACCACGCGGGCGTAGCCGTTGCCGTGGAGGGCGGTCCAGTAGGCCTGGAGGACGTAGAAATCCCAGGCCGACTGCCAGTTGTTAGGGCGCTTCCGCAGCGTGTAGGCGCAGGGAAGGTCGGCCTTCTCGCGGCGGCCGTCGGGCCGCTCCTGCATGATCTGCATCGGGCAGATGCCGACGGCCTGGGCGATCCACCGGACGACCCCGAAGATCGCCGACACGCGGACCGCGGTCTCGGGCCCCACGACCGACGGCAGGATGTCGCCCCACGTCCCCGGCACCGGGAGCGTGGTCCGTCGGATCGAGATCACGCGCGGGGCCGCGGCGGCCTTCGCCGGGGTCCGGCGGCGGCTGCCGCGGCCTCCGGGGGTGGCCGGGCGTTTTCTGGGGCTGGGCATGCCCGCCAGTTTCCCCCGGCGGCCCCCGGCAGAATCTCGGCTACAGGAGTCGGATCTTCCAGTCGTCGAGGTTCGCGGCCTCGCCGGTGTCCTCGTCGGTGGACGCGAGAGCGAGCGCGTTCACGAGCGCCGCGATGCCGTCGATCTTCTCGTTACTCTTCGCCTTGTCGGGTTTGATCATCCCCGTGGGATCCGTGTAGACGCAGACATTGTTCGCGTTGAACGTCGCGACCGGGTTCCCGCCCGTGCGAAGCCGGCCCTCGACGACCAGGGCCTCGAGCAGCTTGCAAGACGAGTTGAGGTAGGCCGTCCGCTGCGGGATGTCCTTCGTCGTGATGCCCTCGCGTTGTAGGAGCGTCTCCAGGGCCCCGGCCTGCCACGGGTCGCACCCCACGGCCTTGATCTCGTGGGCCTCGCCGAACGCGATGATGTCTCGAGCCACGGCCTCGTGATCGAGCCGGTGTCCGTCGGTCACGGTCACCCATCCGTCGCGGATCCACGCGTCGTAGGGGATGCCCTCGCGGACGCGGTCGGCCACGGTTTCGCTCGGGACCCAGTACTTCCAGACGACGGAATAGGAGCCGTCGGCCTCCTTGAACACGAACGCGGCCGCGGTCATGTCGAGGTTCGAGGCCAGGTCGACGCCGACCCAGCACGGCCGGCCCTCGAGCGGGGTGAGCGGGGCCGAGCCGCACTTCGCCCAGTCGTCGCCCTGGAACCATCGGGCGTCGGCGGCCTGCCAGACGTTCAGCGAGTAGCGGAGGAACTTCGACATCTTCCGCGGGTCGGTCTTCGCGTCCTGGTAGTCGGCCGCGAACTCGTCCTCGGGGAAAGCGACCCCCATCGACGGATTCGCCTTCCGCCAGACCGCCGGCGACGCGTAGTCGTCGGTCTCGGCCGCGGCGTAGATCAGACCATAGAACGTCGGGTTCACCTTCGGGTCCGCGATCACGAGCTCGCAGTCCTGCCACCATCGCCAGCCGATGCCGTTCCGATCGGAGCCCGCCGTCGAGATCGAGATCACGAGACCGTTCGCGGTGCCGCGCGTGGCGTAGATCAGGGCGTCGACCAGATCCGGCGAGCGGAACGAGTGGATCTCGTCCAGGATCACGGAGCCGTTCAGGCCTTCGTTCCGCCAGGAGTCGGACGACAGGCAGCGGATCTCCTTCCCGGTCTCGCGATTGCGGATGATCGACCGCGAGTCGATTACCTCGAGGAGCTTCGAGAGCGTGGGCGATGCCTCGACCGATTGGCGGACCATTCGATACATGGTCCGGGCCTGGAGGCGGTCGTTCGCCGCGAGGAACACGTCCTGGGCCGGGGCGTGGCAGGTCGCCATGTACTGGGCGAGCTGCGACATCAGCGAACTCTTGCGGTTCTTCTTCGGGACGAAGATCCCGGCCCGGCGGAAACGGAGCCGGCCGTCGGCGCGTCGCCAGCCGAACAGGGGCCGAAGGACCCGCTCCTTCTGCCAGTCGATGAGCTCGATCCGCTGCGGGTCGCCGCCGCGTTCGTCGGGGTGACGGCAGAGGGTCTCGATGAACTCGACCGGGGCCTCGGCGGCCTCGGCATCCCACTGGTAGCCGGCGACGTACTCGGGCCGCCGCTTCGGGTCAGCCGCGGACGCGGAGCTTCGCGAGGGTCGCGGCTTCGGGGTCTTCGACGGGCGCTTCGGCATGCGTGATGTCCTGGGGAATCCGGCCGGCGGCGGCCGCCGTCAGGCCGAACTCCCTGGCGAGCATGACGTAATCCCGCCGCGAGTCACGCAGGAGCCGGGCGACCGGCGAGGGGGCCTGGCCCTTGTCGGTTGCGGTGATCCAGCCCTCGGCGGCGACCTGCTCGGCGAGCTGCTCGGCATCGGCGAACAGGTGGGCGAGGAGCCCGAACGTCTCGGCCCGGTCCGCGGTCAGGCGGCCGTCGGCCTCGAGGTCCGCGGCGTGGGCCTTCCAGAACCGGGCGGCCGCGGGCCTGGCGGTGACCGATGCGGGGGCCTTCACCGCGCGCGGTGCCGGGGCGGAGCCGGCGGCCGGGGGCGCGGAGCCGATCGCTCCGATCTGGGCCGCACGGGCGACCGCTGCTCGGCTGCGGGCGGAGTTGGGGTCGGGGTGGCGGCCGCGGCGGCCCATGGTAGTCGGCTCCGTTGCGAAAAAACCGTTCAGAAATACGCGCCGAGGGCACACGGTGTCATGGACACAATGGCAGGCCGGCGGCCGACCCCACCCCGTCCGCGAGCCGCTCTTCCAGCACGCGACGGAACCGCTCCGGTCGCTCGCGTGCGGCCCGATCGCGCAGCGTGCCCTGCTCCGCCTCGATCTCGTGCCATGTGGCCGACATGCGTCGATAGGTGACGTAGTCGCGTGCCTCGGGATACGCGTGGACGATCCACACGTCGAATGTCCCCGAGGAGTGAAGACGGACCGCGGCGTCGATCGCGTGCCAGCGAGCGGCTCTGGCGATCTCGCCGATGTGGTCGGGGTAGTCGTGGTCCTCGATGTCTTCGGTCGTCATGGCATGGGCCAGGAGATCCATGTCGATGATCACGTCCCCGCGTCTCGCGTGCCGTCGGACGAACGTCGTTTTCCCAGAGCAGATGTGACCGGTCACGATGTGAATCACAGTCGCCCCCGCCGCCGCTGCTCCTCGCGTGTCTTCTTCCCGTGGCACGCGTGGCACAGGACCTGGAGGTTCGCGTCGTCGTCGGTGCCGCCCTCCTCGAGGGGAACGATGTGGTCGACGTGGGCGGCCTTGGCATAGGCCACGCGTGAGCATGCACGACAGACGAACGCGTCGCGCGTCAGGATCCGCATGCGTCGCGCCCGCCAGTCGGCGGTCCGGTAGTGGGCGGTCTCCTTCGTGGCGGTGGTCCGCTTCATTCGGGGCGGCGACCATCGCTCGACGCGGGCAGGCATCAGAGGGTCGATGCCTCGCGGAACGCCTGGTCGATCGCGTCGTCGTCCAGGCCGAGGGCCGCCCCGAGGGCCGAGAGCCACGGGCTCGACCGCTGGACCTCGAGACCATACTCCCACTCCACGCGGACGGACTCGCGGGTCACGTCGTCGGAGATCGAGCCGATCGCCGCGTCGACGGACGCGAGCGTCACGCCGTGCGAGACCAGCCAGAGGCGGGCCTGACGAGGGGAGATAGAAGGCGGAACGGGATCGGTCGATGGGGCACGCTGCCAGCCCTGCGGCAGTTCATCATCCGGGACGGCCGTGCATCCCTCGGGCGGTGCCCATGCCTCGGGTACGTCGAGACGCACGAATGTGACGACTCGCCCGTCGGCGTCGAGGATCGCGAGAGAGGTTGCGTTAGCGCCCATGTCAGTACCAGACGGTTATCCGAACAATCCCGTCCCCGCCGCTCCCGCCGGCCCCGCTGGAGAATCCGTTCAGCGATGCCCCGCCGCCGCCGCCGCCGCCGCCATAGGCGCCGCCGTTGCCGCCAGAGCCACCGGCGGTGAGCGTTGACGCTGCGCCACCAGAGCCGCCGCCACCAGAGCCGCCCGCGGCGCCGGCAAGCCCCGCTTGCCCGCTGCCGCCGTGGGCGGCGCCGCCGGCAGGGCTGGCTATCGTGTTTCTCGTGATTTCTCTGTAGTACCCCGCGGCGCCAGAGCCGGGGACATTAGCGCTGGTAATACCGCCACCGCCGCCCCCGCCCTGCGCGCCTTGCGCGGAGTATCCGGGCACCGCCGCGGCGCCAGCCGCCCCACCAGCGCCGCCGCTTGCGCCGGTATAGGTAGAAGTCCATGCAGGCGAGCCGCCAGCCCCGCCGCTAGTGGTGCCGCCACCGCCGCCGGTCGTTCCGAAAGCGTACGCTAGGAAGTTTGCAGTCGAACTAATCTGAACGCTCGACGGCCCGCCAGAACTGCCGCTGTTGCCGTTCGCATCGTCAACTGACTGTGCTGCGCCACCAGCCCCGCCGGCTCCGACTATTACAGTGAGCCCACGAGACGACAGTTCTGCCGCCGGAAAAGTGTAGATCGTTCTGCCGCCGCCAGCGCCACCGCCGCCGCCGCCCCGAACAGTACCGGCTACGCCTCGCCGTCCGCTGCCGCCGCCGGAGCCGCCGCCAGTAACGTCGAGCGTTATAGCCTTTGCCGCAGCCGGAACCGTCCAGGTGTAAGCGCCGCCAGACCCGATCGCATCTGCCGGCTTACTTGATCGCGTGAACGTGTAGTTCTCGCACAGCGTCGCAGCGTCCGAGCCACCCGCACTGTGTGCCGAACCGTGAGCCCCGAGCCTCGCCGCGTCGAGCGTGCCGCTGGTGATGTCGCTCGCGGCGTGGGTGTGTGCGGTCGGCGTCCGCGCGTCGGAGAGCCGCGCGTCGTTGCCGGCCGCCACGGTGCCGGCCGCGGTGCCGACGTTCAGCGTCGCCGCGCCGCCGAGCTGAAGCAGCGTCCGCGCCGTCGACGCGCTGGACGTGGTGAGCGTACCGCCGTCGTCGGTGGTGACGAATCTCCCGGAGTTCGTGTTATCGCCGATCAGGCCGTCGTTCGTGATGTTGCCGTGGGCGTGATCAGACGGAGCGAACGTCGCGGGCTTGTCGGTGATGCCGGCCCAGGTCGTCGTCCCTGCCGGCCCGGTAGGTCCCTGCGGCCCGGTCGCCCCGGCTGGCCCCTGCGGGCCTGCCGCACCCGTCGGGCCTGCCGGCCCGGTCGCCCCTGCTGGGCCCGTCGCCCCGGCTGGGCCTGTCGGCCCCTGCGGCCCGGCGGCCCCGGTGGGGCCCGCGGGCCCGACGCCGCCCGAGACGCTCGCGTTCACGGTCTGGCCGCTCGTCGATACCTGGACGTTCTGGTCGGTCACGGTAACGTCGATGCCCATCAGCGCGTGACCTCCCAGATCCCCTCGAGGGCGGTCCGGGCGTCACCGGCCGGCGGCGTCCAGACGAGCCGCCAGAGGTACGTTCCGGCCGGCACGTTCGCCGCGTTCGCGGCCGAGATCCCCACGTTCACCTGCCCGGTCGCCAGGTTGACCGCCGTCACGGCCAGGGCGGAGACCTGGGCGTAGGTCACCGCCGACACGATCTCGGCCGAGAACGTGTAGCCGGTCAGGGCGATCGAGAAGTCCAGGAGCTGCGACACGGCCTCGCCGCGTTTGACGACGACGTTCAGCGTGCCGGGCGTGGCGGATACGGTAGCCATGGCACAAGCCTACGAGTCCGACTGCGGGACGAATCTCGGGTTCCAGCGACCGGCGGCCTCGTCCTCGCTCCATCGCTCGGCCCGCAGCTCGGCGGCGCGTCGATAGATCTCCTCGAGCGGGATGTCGACGAACTCGGGCTGCGGCGGGTACTCGACGCCAGGCCGAGGGCCACGCTGGCCCGGGGGCAGATCGGCGAGCTCGGCATGGAGAGCACGGTAGACACGCTTCTCGGGGACGCCGGCCGCCTGGGCGGCCTCGGCCCGCGTGGCCCCGTTGGCGATCGCCCGCCGGACGATCCGCTCCTGGGCGACCGTCAACATCCGCTCGCGCGGCTTCGGCGGCTTCCGCTTCACGGGGGCGGCCTCCGGATCGTGACGCGGAGCCGGCCGGTGGCCCCCGGGGACGCGTACCGCTTCGACGCTGAAGACGCGACGATCTGCGAGTCGTCACGCCAGACCCCGCCGCCGGTCGTGATCGAGTCCCAGATCGCTTTCTCCAGGTTGTCGAGGTCCCCGCAGCCCTGGCCCGGGAACGGTGCGGCCGTCTTCCGAAGGGAGCGGCCGTCGGAGGTCAGGTGCGACTGCGGGCGGGTGAAGATCGCCTCGACGCCGATCTCGTGCGGGCCGGCGGTCACGTCCCAGCCGGCCCGGCGGGCCGCAGCCATACACGAGAGCGCGATCGCGGCCTTGTAGGTCTTGAGCCCACGCCGGTCCGGCGTGTAGGCGCGGCCGTTCGCGAACCGGGCCCGCGGCTGCGGGATCGGGTCGCCCGGGATCTCGAACGTGATCGCCGTCGTCGCATCCATGCGACCGCCCACGGTAGCGGGGCCCGCGGGCGAATCCAGCGACTACCGGGCGGGTGTGCTATGCGGCAGACGGTAACGCCGGGCCTCGCGTCTCGCGGCCGGGCGGCGCGGAACCGGCGGGGCGTTATGCGGAACGCCCGCCGCTATCGGGTTCCGCATACTCACTGGTTAGCAAACATCGACCGAAACACTTCCGATCCCCAATCGCCTGCACACCATTTCCACCGTTCGACTACCCGCGCACGGGTCGTACACCGTGCCGCGTCCCGGCCAATGATTCCGAATCAGTCGCTCAATGAGGCTTTCCGGCTTTTTCCAAGGATGCTCGTCGTTGCTGAAAAGCCGGTCAGTAAACAGGCCCGTCCGGTTGCTCCAGTGCAACGACCCGTGAAACTCCAGACCGTAGCAGGCGA